GTAGTAAAGATGCGGGCCGTTCTGAAGCACTATCCTTATTGATTCTGGACGAATGTGCGTTCATTGATAATGCTGACGTTATCTGGACCGCAGCATCCAGTACGTTGTCCACGGGTGGTAAGGCTATTCTTATTTCTACCCCAAACGGCGTGGGTAATTTCTTCCATAAGATGTGGCAACAAGCGGAAAGTAAGGCAAACGAATTCAATCCTATTCTATTGGATTGGAGAGTTCATCCAGACCGCGATGAAGAATGGCGAGCACGTCAAACCGAAATTCTCGGAGAAATGCAGGCAGCGCAAGAACACGATGCTTCATTCATCTTTTCTGGAAATACGGTAGTTCCGCCGGAAATTTTAGAGTTTTATAAAAACACTTATGTACAAGAACCAATAGAAAAGACTGGATTTGACGGAAATATGTGGATTTGGGAATACCCACATTCGTCAAAGACATATATTGTTGCCGCTGACGTTTCCCGCGGAGATGGAGAGGATTATTCTACCGTTCACGTAATTGATGTGGAAAGTTCAACCCAAGTCGCAGAATATAAAGGAAAGATAGAAACTAAAGCATTTGGAAATATGTTGGTGTCTATCGCAACCCAGTACAATGATGCCCTCCTTATCCCAGATAACAGTAGTATTGGGTGGAACGCTATCCAACAAATTATTGATCGTGGATATAAAAATCTATTTTATATGTCCAAAGATTTACAATATGTCGATGTTGAGCATCAAATGACTGGGAAATATTATCGTGAAGAACGAAATATGGTACCTGGGTTTATGATTTCCCAACGAACCCGTCCTTTAATTATTGCACGGTTGAAAGAATATATGTTGGAAAGTTCGTTTACGATTCGGTCTAGCCGACTCATTTCTGAGTTAGAAACCTTTATTTGGAAGAACGGTCGGCCAGAAGCGTTGTCGGGATATAATGACGACTTGGTTCTTGCTCTTTGTATTGGGTTGTGGGTGAGAGATACCGCGCTACGCTTACGTCAAGAGGGAGTAGAATTGACTAAGCTGGCAATTGACAATACCCGATATAATGTGGTGGGTGCTGTGTATACTGACAAAAATATGACCCACAATCCGTATGAGATGCAAATAGGGGAAAATAAAGAGAATTTACGTTGGTTACTGTAATTGTCTTATACTTATATAGTAGTGTCATTTTATACAATATTTTTCGAGATTTCTTATGAAGGCTGAAGATATTCGTCGTATAATTCGTGAAGAACTGCAATCTGTTCTTAAGGAACAAGCTTACCAATGGTGGATGAAGCCGGCGGAAGCGGAAACTCCGGACGCGCATTTAAATCCAAGTCAAGTTCACGAAGATGTCGAAGATTCTGTAAATGAAGATGAATACGATAAAAAGCGTGACCAACACCCATATTGGGGGCAAACTGGTCGTCCATATACCCCAAAATCATACGGTAAACCAAAAACTCCGGCAAAGAGTTTTCGCCAAGTATTTTCAAGAGCTTTGGTTGCAACAAAAATCAAATATAAAGATGCAGAAGGAAAGGAACACGAAGCTACGGTGTCATCTTTATTGAAGTATCCAAAAGACCATCCTGGATATAAAGCAGCTGCCAGATTATATGCATCTAGTATGGCACGAGCACCAAAAGATGAAGGTGTGTGTGAAGGAGAAGGGTGTATTGATGAAAAATCAGTTCCCCAACCATATAATCGTAAGTCACCGCCACGTAGACCAATGACTAAATCTCAAATTGATAAAAGACGAACAATTGGTCGTAATATGTTGTCAAATGAAAAAGTGGTTAGTAAGTTTCGCAAAAAGCATGGCGATGAATGGAAAGATTACCTTTGGGCGGCAGCAACGTCAGCTACCTTTAGACAAAGTGGAACTACAAAGGCAGACGATAAACGGAAAAAATAATGGAATATACTAACTTCTTTTCGGAATATAAATCATCGCATAAACGTCACGACCCGCCTGGGTCAGAAGATGCTGATGTAAATAATGACGGTAAAGTTGATAAAAATGACAAATATATAATAGCAAAACGCCGTTTATACAAGCAATACCAAGCAGCACAACAAAACAAAAAAGCAACAGATTTTTCTACACCGAAGTTGGAGAACAACATGATTAAGTTATCAGGATTAGTAAACTTAGAACCACTTAAAGAAGAAGAAAAGTGGATTCAAAAAGCAATTGAAAAGCCAGGTGCTTTACATAAGCAACTCGGTGTACCAGCGGGAGAAAAGATTCCAGCTGGAAAGTTAGCTGCTGCAGCAGAAAAGGGTGGCAAACTTGGAAAGCGTGCACGTTTAGCAATGACCTTGAAGAAGCTCAAGGAAATGCAAATGACCCCAGACCAAGAGAAGAAGGTTGATGAACTCTTGGTTCAATACGAAGAACTGAGTGCTAAGCAAAAGCAACTTGATGTTGACAAAGATGGAAAGATTGAAGGTGATGATTTAGCAAAACTTCGTGCTAAGAAAGATGAAGTTGTACTAGAAAATGAAGACCATGAAGTATCAATGGCATCCAAGACCCTAGACTCTATTATCAGACACGCAACCGAATTAAAGGGTAAGATCGGAATGGAAGAAAAGGACATTCCAGCATGGATTCAAGACCATATAGCAGTAGCTGAAAACAACCTTGACCAAGCAAATACCAGTTATCACGAATATGGTGATGAAGAAAAGACTGACATGCCAGTTGACAAGGACTTAGAAGCTATGAAGGAATCCGTCAATGAAGCAGCTCCAGAAGGTTGGGAAAAGACTGTGTTGGCTATGAAGAAGCATAAGGAAATTGATAATCCTTGGGCACTTGCACATTGGATGAAGAAGAAGGGATATCATCCACATAAGAAGGAAGAAGCATAATGGAATCGGTCGCAAAGTTTATCTCGGTGCTTCTTTCTAGTCGAGAACAAGCACATATCTTTCATCTTCAAACCCAATCATATGCACAGCATAAGGCATTACAAGGGTACTATGAAGATATAGTAGATTTGATTGATACCTATGTTGAAGCTTATCAAGGTCGTTATGGTATTTTAAAAGGATATAAGCCAACTACCCAAATTTTTGAAGATAATTCAACCTTACGATATTTCGCAGGATTATTATCATATGTGGATAATACTCGTAAAGAATTACCACAAGACGGTGAATTAAATAATACAATTGATGAAATTTCTGGACTAATTTCCAGTACTCATTATAAGCTTAAGTTTCTTAAGTAATATGAAATACAGAGATTTTTTTCCAGAAGGATACTCAGACGGTACCGCATTTCCTCAAACCAAAAAAGATTTTGGTCAAGAAAAACCAGAAGAAATGCCAGAAACCGACCCACAAGATTTAGCAGTTCGGTCAGCACGTATCAGTGATATTTTAGAACGTAACATCCCAACCAGTCCAGAAAAGTGGGCAAGGGCAAAAGCAGCAGCACGCTCAAAGTTCAAGGTATATCCATCAGCATATGCTAACCTTTGGGCAGCAAAGAAGTATAAGAGTATGGGTGGTGGGTGGAAGAAAGGAAAGAAATGATTAAGTTAATGGACCTTATTCCAGAAGAATGGACTAAGAAATATAAAAAGTCTATCGATTGCAGTAATCCTAAAGGCTTTAGTCAACGAGCCCATTGCGCAGGTCGCAGAAAGCGAAAGCGTGGTGGTAAAACTAAATCAAAACCAGTATGACACGATTTGCTGATTTATTAGTTGAAGTATCAATCGACCTTGACGAAAAGTACAAAACCAAGGGAAGTCTTGGTAAGTGGCTTCGTCAAAAGTGGGTTGATATTTCTCGTAAAGATAAAGACGGTAAACATCCACCATGTGGAGCTTCCGCTGGTAAAAAGGAACGAAAGGGCGGGTCATCAAAGTATCCAAAGTGTCGTCCAGCTCGTTCCGCAGCAGCAATGAGTAAGGGTGAAAAGCGGTCAGCGGTTGTCCGTAAGAGAAAAGCAGGAAACCCCGGTGGAAAACCAACAATGGTGTCCACATTCAAGAAGGAAGAATAATATGGAAAATATTCAAGAAGCTTGCTGGGACGGATACAAGCAAGTTGGGATGAAAGAACTTAATGGAAAGATGGTTCCAAATTGTGTCCCTATTAATGAAGATGATATTGCTGAAGATTACTGCCCACGTTGTTTAGCTATGACTATGATGAAAGCACATGGTCAACCACTTGAAGAAGCAGAATATCAAGGTCGTAAAGTTTCATTGGGAAAACCGTTCAGAACTCCAGGTGGACCAAAGAAATTTTCCGTTTACGTTAAAAATAAAAAGGGTAATACCGTAAAGGTTAATTTTGGTGACCCAAATATGAAAATAAAAAAGAGTATACCCGGTCGTCGTAAAAGTTTTAGAGCACGGCATAAGTGTCACACCGCAAAAGACAGAACTTCAGCAAGATACTGGAGTTGTAGAGCATGGTAGTCTCCAGAAAAATATCTGACGCTATTATGAAGAAAATGGGATATAAGTTTAATCCCGAAGAATTCCATATGGGAATGAATGTAGAAATGGAACATAAAGATGTAACCAATGGGAATGTGGTCAAAACGGCAAAAATAGCGGCCGCCCACTTGACAGAGAACCCAAAATATTATACATTACTTAAGAAGTATGTGGAGAAATAAAATGGCACAATTAAAAGATTTACTCAGTGAAGTTACCAGTCAAGTTCCACGTAGAGTTCAATTAATGCGTGTAGAAGCTGTCTTAGAAAATATCGCACCACAACTTAAGGAAGCCGACCAAAAGAAACTTGCAGAAATTTATGTTGAATTAAAGCAATTAGCAGAAATGCTAAATGAAACTCCATATACTATTTTTAACGCAAACCAATGGGGTTTGTTAGAAATGGTATTAAAGGGTAAGGTAGCAGAATTCAAGTTACTCGCAGAAGATATTGCAGAAGATAATAAAGATGTCGATGTCTGGCCATTGGCTACGGCACTCGACACTGTTCTCATTTAAGTGAGGGGTTATGGCAGATACTAGTATTTACGGTCGCCTACGGAAACTGTTCTCAACAAACACAGTTGTCCGAAATGTAGGTGGAAAGAAGTTAAAAGTCGCTGATACCGACAATATCCAATCGTTTATTAATAGACGGGGTATTGACCGGTATCATCGTGTGTATTCATCAATGACTGGTGGATATGGTGCCGCTGGCGGTCGTTACGAGTCAGCCGCAGCATTCCAAGGGTCACGTTTACAATTGTTCCGTGACTACGACATGATGGATAATGACCCAATCATTTCATCCGTAATGGACATCTACGCCGACGAATCCACTGTAAAAGATGAATTCGGCCAAGTACTCAGTATCCGCTCCAAGAATCAACAAATCCAAGATATTCTCCATAACTTATTCTATGATGTATTGAACGTTGAGTTCAATCTCTGGCCTTGGGTCAGAAACATGGCTAAGTATGGAGACTTTTTCTTATTCCTTGATATCGATGAAAAGTATGGCGTGGTAAACGTTATCCCACTTTCTGTTTATGAAACCATCCGTATTGAAGGACAAGACCCAGGCAATCCATTTTCAGTTAAGTTTAAAGTAGAAAATGATTTCTTGGCACTTGGTAAGAAAGAGTTTGACAACTACGAAATCGCACATTTCCGTTTACTTTCAGATACTAACTTCCTCCCATATGGTAAGAGTATGGTCGAAGGCGGTCGTCGTGTTTGGAAGCAACTTCAATTGATGGAAGACGCAATGTTAATCCATCGTATCATGCGTGCACCAGACAAGC